CTTTTCTTGTATTGTACGTGCTATGCTACGAACACCAGAACGATCTAAAAAGATTAAGTCTTTACCAGTAGATACTACAGAGTCTCGGCTTACACAGCCTATGTTTGAAATAGTATCTGCTAAGGACATTGTAGCTGGATTATCAGCTCCTTGATAAATAACTATAGAGTCCTTACCAAAGATGATTAGAAAGCCGTTGTGGGCCGATAGGGCTACGATCTCGTCATACCCGTTAGGCCATACCTCAGATATGTCTATAGAGCCTGTAGACCCACCAGACCAAGCGTGACCGTTTAATAAGTCACTCCAGTAGATAGTAGATTTGTCTGTAGCAAAGTCAGCTACCCATAAACGACCAAATGCTGCTAGAACCTCATTGCCTTGTGGTGGAGTTCCAGTAGCGTGAACATGAGTAGACATTGCTTCTATGTTGCCTATAGAGTTTGTATAAAGTAAAGGCTCATACCCTCTTTGAAAAAAGTACGCATGATCATTAAAGTTTACTATCTTCCAATCATCGCTAGTTATTGTATAGGAAGCTGGAGTAGAGTCTACTAAAGTAGTATCGCCTAAGAATATCTTATTGTTACCTACAGACAGTATTTCTGTATTTCCATTAGAATCTCTATACTGATACACTGCTTTAATACCATCAGAACTGCCTAGCACAGAGGAGCCATTAGTAGACACCATCTCATAGCCCTTACGAGACGCTATACGGCCTTCTTTGTCAATAATGCAGTTATCAGCTACAGCAGCGAATGTGGGGTCTTGAGACAGCGGAGCGTCCTGTGTGTTGATCCCAGCATAGCTTGGAGCTGTAATTGTGATGCTTTGTAGCTTTTGAGCCATATTAGACCGCCATAAAGGTAGTATCTTCTTGATACTTGTTAGCATCGAAGGCTATAGCGTCAGCCAGTATAGAGTCAGCTATAGCAAACTGCTCTGCTGCTGACTGTCCACCCGTCTCTCCACGCTCTCTAAGAGCCATAGCAAAGGCCATTTGAACTACAGGATTTGATGGAACCTTTAGCTTGTCACTGTCGTTAGACAGCTCTGCTTGAGGTACAAAGGCGTCAAACAGCAAAGAGTAGATGCCATCAGGCTGTGGATACACTTTGACTTGGATGTCTCCATTGCTGTCAGCACCGCTAAAGGCAAACTCTGTAGGAGGCCCAGACGTGGGAGTACGCAAGTGATAGACATTGTTCATGTATGTCCTATTACGTGCGTTAAATCTTTTGTTAGACGTCTTATTCAAAGCGTCTCTGATCTCAGTTTCTTGACCAGCGCCTGTAAGACTATACTCAGAAGTACCGTTAACTGTATCAAACTCTATGCTAGTACGTAGAGCAGACCAGCTGTGTGCAGCCTCTACAATTTGTTTAGCATCATTAACAAACGCACCAATCAAAGCAGAATAATCAGTCTCATTAACAGTACTGACTTCAGTTTCTCGAAGCCTTTTTAGCACATTGTTTATAATTTGTAAGTAAGTCATGTATATCCCTTAATTATCCTACTGCTAACTTAGTAAAAGCAAAAACTACAACCATAGACAATGTTACAATTCCTGTAATTATAGCTATGTCTATCATTGCTGCTTTGGTCTGTGCAGCCTCTTTAGCTGCTGCAATCCTAGCGTTTCTTATACGTGACCTTTCGCGTATCATTTCAGTCCAAAGATGACCATTCCCTGTCCATAAAAATATATCTTTTAGCTCACGCTCTAGGTCTTCTGCACGTTGTTTCTGTAGAGTCACTTCTAATGCCTGAGCTTCTATAGACTGTCCTCCAAACAACTTTTGAATCTTGCTAGGGTTTGTTGCTTTTTGCTCTAAGATGCTAACCTCTTCTCTAGCGTCCCAGAAAGCTCCTATAGCCTTGCTTAGGTCTTGTAACTCTTGTCCTTTATGAACGGCTTTTTTAATAAAGTTAAATGCCTGATTAGCTGCCGCCACTGCTGCTACTATTTCAGCAGCCATTGTCTAAACTACCCGCACCTTCAGGTTGTTGCCTGTCAATGCTGTAATCCTGACCTTATTCTGCGCTGGAGCGTCATAGTCATAATCAGTTCCCAGTATCGCGCCTTTATTAAGCACATTAGCATCGTAGTTAATAGATACACCGTCACTGGATGGAACCGTAGTGCCGCTAGATAGGTTGAAGATAATGCCTAAGTCTAGGTCATTAGCTAGTGTGAAGTGGTTAGCGTCAGATACAGCGTCAAGCTGCGTCTTGTTCATTTGGTTTGGATAAGATACTGTCCCAGTGCTTGACCATTGATACAAAGCATCATTTGTTGTTCTTCCTAGCAATATTAATTTTGAGCCATCAGCATTAAATCCAATTCCACTGTTATATGCTTCAGTACCAGTGGTATCTAACGTCTGGTCTGCTGTTGAAGACGCTGTTGATATATCCCAAGCTGTAGACATATTGAATTTACTTACAGTAGTGCCTGCTGTTTTTATAAGCACTGTGCCGTCTGAAGAAATTGTAAAATGTGTCAGCACTCCTTCTGACGAGACTTTGTTGTCATAGCTTGCGGTGCTTAAATCCCACGCAGTGCTTAAAGCATATTGCCATACATATTTTGGACTTTGCCCGCTTACATACATCTTTGTGCCATCTGGCTTAAAAGATATATCTATTGGGCCATTTGCGCTTCCTGTCTGAGAAGAGACATTAAAACTTACTGAGTTATAACTTGCGGTACTCACATCGTAAGCAGTTGAAAGGTCATACTCATATACGCTGCTTGTTGCTAAACCGCCAACGTACATTTTTGTACCGTCAGAACTTATAGCTACTCCATTAACAAAACTATCTTCATTTATATAAAAACTGTTACTAGAATAGCTTGCAGTGCTGATGTCATAAGCTGTGCTAAGAGTGTACTGATATATTCTCCTGTTAGTATTTCCAGCTATATACGCTTTTGTACCACTATCAGCAAATACAAATCCTTGACCACTATTATCTTGACCTCCAGTTGAAAACGTAACAGAGTCATAACTGGCGTTTGTCAAATCATACGCATCAAAAGTAGTAGCCCCCGTCATAGCCTCCTGCAAAGCATTCAACTCTGTGTTGGTCGTGGCGTTAGTCCAAGTAGTAGACGCATAAGTACCATTGGAGTTGTACTGCCAAGTGCCTGAGTTATTGCGGACAATAGACCGTATGCCATCTGTGTTATGGGCAATCTTCCAAGTAGCTCTATCGTCTGTTGAGACTGCGTAGTAAATACTTCCATCACCAGCAGCCTCATCTGCGGTCATAGAGTTAATGTCTGTCCAGTAGGTAGAGTCTGTGGAATTTGTTGTGTGGACTGCGTGGTAGCCTGATGGAATGTATGTTGTTGCAGAATTAAATTTAATTACTACGTTTGTGCTTTGTCCTGCAATAAATAAAGTTGCGCCATCTTGCTCAAATGTTAATCCACGAGGCAATGTTGTATAGCTAGCGAGATATAAAGATATTGAATCGTAACTTGCAGTGCTAATATCCCACGCAGTGCTTACACTGTATGAGTGCAATGAATAAGAACCATACCCAACTAAATACAGTTTTGTGCCATCTGAATTAAAAACTAATCCTGTTGGTGCGGTATCTTGTGAATTTACATTAAGATTTTTAGACGCATAAGATGCGGTCGTAATATCCCAAGCTGTTGATAACGTATATTGTTGAAAATATCCAGAAAGGTCAGCAATATATAATGTTGTCCCGTCATCTTTAAAATAAAGCCCAGAAGGACTGCTAGCCTGTGCGGAAACTGAAAATGAATTAGATGAATATGAAGCCGTTGAAATATCAAAAGCTGTAGTCAATGTATATTCATATACTGTCTGTGAAGTATAACCTAATACAAATAAAGTCAATCCGTCTGACTTAAAATATAAATCTGTTGGTACAGAATCTTGAGATGAAACAGAAAGCGTACTATTTAAACTTAAAGTAGTTGGGTCATAAGGCACTGACAAAGAAAACTCATTAATCTCAACTCCACCATAACCAATAATGAACATCTTTGTTCCATCATTATTAAATTGAATCCCAGAAATTGATGATTCATATGTAAGGATGTTTTGACTTGATGCAAAAGTAGCACCACTTACATTATAAGGATTCTGTGGACTTGTTTTACTCAACTCCAAATCACCATCAGTCGTGTTATACACAACGGCATACATCTCCCAAGAGCCTGAAGCTACTTGAGCGTATGAAGTGGGTGCTGTGGTTTCTGTAAATGCGCCAGCAGTAGAAGTTAAAATAAACACACCGTTGTTAGCTTCAATGGTCTTGCCTACGTCAGCAGATGCGAATGAACCTGTGCCTAGTGATACAGCAGAAACGCCAGTATTGTATTCGTTAATGTCATCTCCAGTAGTCCCAACAATAAAAAATTTGCTACTGCTTGGGTTGAATGCAATTCCATTAGGCGTTAGCTCTTGTGTTGCTACTGAAAAACTATTTCCAGAGTATGAGGCTGTACTTAAATCGTAAGCAGTGCTTAAAGTATATTCATATACTGTATCGTTAGTTGTACCTACTACATATACCTTTGTTCCATCACTGTTTATATCTAAACCAACACCTATTGGCTCCTCACTACTTATATCTATAAAATTTCCAGAATATGATGCAGTTGTTAAATCAAATCCCGTAGTTAATGTATACTCGTAAACTTTATCTGTGTTATTACCAATAATATACATTTTTGTGCCGTCTGGCTTAAATCTTATTGCGTGTGGCGCAGTAGCCTGACTTGCAACAGAAAACGAAACGCTTGCGTAAGAACCAGTAGACAAATCAAAACCAGTAGTCAGGTTATATTGGTACACTGTGTCATTTAAGTATTCACACATAAAAAGTTTTGTACCATCTGCATTGAATGCAATTCCTGAACCACCACCGCTTTGACTGCCAACACTTAAACTATTTCCGCTATAACTAGCCGTAGATATGTCATACGCAGTAGTTAAATCATATTCATAAACATTGTTACTAGTATTACCCATAACAAAGACTTTAGTTCCGTCATTGTTAAATGCTATGTCGCTAGGC